TGCCAGAGTAGGTGCGTTAGTTGAGATGACAACGGGAATACCGAGGATGTTTCCTGATGGCATACCTTGGTATGAACTCATTGCCTGTGGCATGAGTTGGAATCTTTGGTTTCCGTCAACATCAGCACGAAGTACTGCTTCGACGGTAGGATGCATCAACCACGAGAACGATCCACCACGGTACTGAGCAGGAAGTCCTGAGTAGTATGCGGTCATAAGGTCTGCGAGGTCGATAACACCAGTAGCGGCGGTTTCGACAACATTCAACCCAGTAACAGCATCACTCTGACAGATCGCCTCTGGTCCGTTAGAAGTGCCTGCACCAGTAAAGGCATACTGCTTATCCCAGAACAAACCGTGTGCTTCGGCGTGAGCAGAAAGAATCTCCTGAATTACTGCGGGACGAGCGTCCTGTGCCAGTTCTTCAGAGACAAAGGATTCTGCGGCCGACTTGAACGCATAACTACGAACCTGTCCAAAGGTTACACCAATGGCATCGTATGTCGTATTCTCACCCGTAAAGTTAGTGATCGTTGGTCGATCGGCAACTTGAGCGATTTGAACATCGAAATCGTAGTTTCGGACATCGACACATTGTCGAACACCCGAGACACCATTCAATACGGTGATTAGTTCGCTCTGTAGATCGAGAGGAACTGCATAACCACCAGCGGTATCGGGGGTAGTGAGTTGATCACCAAGTGCCCGATTATCACCAGTAAGTACCCATTTGGCATACGCTTCGGTTGATGTCATTGAGGAATTAGAACGAGTGTTCTTATCACCGACACCGAACGAAGTTCTTGTAAGTCGTTTACTTGCAACTTCCCGAGCATTCTCGGTTCGTGCTTCAATTTCTAGTTTATCGAGGTCCGCCTCAATAACATCTACTCTTAAACATTGCTCATCAGTGAGCGATCCCTCGGTTTCGAGGATGCCTCGAAGTTCAACTTCGAGTGTTTTCTTGTCTGACATTTCATTTTCTCCAAAAGGTTTGAAATACTAATCCAACAGGGCATCGGGGTAAGCCCCCGCTGCGACCAACGATAATTCGATAAGGGTTGCTCGTTTTACATAACGAGTAGAAGGAGCGCCATTGCCTCGATGCTCCCAGACATCTTCGTCTACAATAAACCCAATACTTACTCCACCGATGTCTCCGCGATGAATCGCTTCCATTACATCTTTGCGAGATTCTGGTAATTTGGCATAGAAACGCAACCCATTTGATTCTTCTTCAAATTGTAGGGTCTTTGCTCCTGTTCTTGCGAGTGGTAACCCGCCAGAGTCGTGTTGAACATATAACGCAACATTCTCACTAATATTGAGTGAGTTAGGAGTAAATTCTTCTCTATATGGTCTTGCTCGGTCTCTTAAAACTACAGATTGTTTACCATAAGGGACTGCAATACCACTAATACTTCCGTCTTCTCTTACAAGATAACGGTTATCGTGAAGACGAAGTTCTATCTTTTCCATGACAATACCACGGGTTTCGCCAGTGTTTTCTACTCGTTGTTCAATCTTCTTCATTGGATTCTACCTTTTCTTCGTCATCTTGTTTGGTATCAGTTCCATTTACACCCTTTTCGGCGTAATTCTTACTCATTGTCATTTCATCGCCACCTTCAAGTGACTCCAACCCAAGAATTGCTCTTGCTTCGTTACTTGTGATGATTCCCGCATCTAATCCCATACGGAGGCTTTCCATCTCTTCGCGGAAGGTCCCCATCATCAGTGGAGTGGTATTGAATGTTAGTCTTTCACCATCTCCAAGTAATTTAGTATAGATTTCACTTGCGAAGATGTTCATATACATGGTAAGACAAGTTGAGATATAGGAACGCATCTGTGCGCCTGTGTTTTCTAGAGTAGAATACTCAAGATCAAACAGGAATGCGGGAGGTACTGAATACATTCGTGAGACTTCTGTAATAGAGAATCTACGCGACATAATCCAATCAGAGTCTTTCAGGGTCTGTCCCACTTGTGTGGCTCGCATACCGCCCTGAACAATTATAGGTTGAATCGCTCCGTCTTTACCACCGTGCTTAGAAGCGAAAGACTTCTGTAGTAAGTCTACCATATCTGACGAGATTGATTCTTCTGATTCTAATGCGATCTTACCAAGACCCGGCGTTCGATAGAGTTGAGCGCCTGCTTCTTCTTGAATGAGTGCGAGTTGTAACGATCGTGCGGAACGAACAATAGGTGATTCACCCCAAAACGGTCGTTGACCATTTAGATGAAAGTGAAGAATCTCTTCTCGTTTTACTGGGCCATAAGTGGCATGGCTGTATACGAAGGTTCCGTCGCCATTATCGATTTGTGTGATTGTAGTTGGTGGACAATAGATAAATTCTCGAACACCATATGAATCAGAAGAAATTAATGCGAAACTGTTGCCCCACAAAAGAAGATCACGCATAATAGTGCGTCTAAAGTCATAAGAACATTGAAGACTATTAGGTCTCCATTTGAGTAGTTCACCAATAGGAGAGTCTATCTCTTTCCACTCGCCGTCTGTCATCTTTTCTACACTTAATTCCATGCGTCCGATATCATTACTGATAAGATTAATAGCACGACCAATAGGTGTGTAGGACTCAGCATTGAATATAGTAAGGTTCTCTGGCGCCATAAGCGAAGGAAACCACTGTGGTGAAACAGCACTACCAAATGTAGAACTGTTCTTCCATTTGAATAATCTTCTGATTTCTTTTCTTACTGCTCTAAACATAAAGTCTCCACTATGGTCTATTTATAATAATTGAAAAGTCTGGAATTAGATATTGATTTGATCTGCACTTTGATACGATGGTTTCTTCATTGCACCGTGTTCTATTGCTACAATGAGTGCCTGTAATGTGGCAATAACTGGATCAATTTGTCCACTACTTGTATTCTTACAAGGTCTTCTATCACCGTTGACACCCTCGATAAGTCCTACAGAGTTGATACAATGTCGTAGGCATGGGTCTCTTCTTATCTTAATCTGTTGTTCACGAATGAGTGTTTCCAGTGTAATGAGTGCTGGACCTAACATTGTGATAGTCTGGGGTATTCCTATGATTGGAATCTTTAGATCCTGTTCCCAGTTTTGGGTAACGAATTTGACGCCGCCTAAAGCATCAATACCTACTGACTCATCCTTTACCTTGAAGTTCTTCATAATGTATAGAAGATACTCACCAATAGAGTCATAGTCAATTGTCTTTGTATCAACTATATTTATGTTTGGTATCTTACGCCAATCCTCTATCTTCGCAGCATGTGATCTATACTTGGTTCTACGAGTAGGAACCCAGTGTTCACAGAAGAGATGTGGTATACCATCAGACCATACCATCACTGCGACAGAAGAGATATCCATTGACTTAGAGAGATCCACACCAATGAATGCGGGTTTACCAAAGAAGTCTTCAATGTTCAAGTCACACTCTACATCATCCAGTATGGCATCTTCAATCCAACTGGTAGAGAGTTTACTAAAGCGGCAACAATGATATCGTTCCCAATCGGCAAGACGACCAGTTGATTGATACCCTTCAAATGCTCTCTTGTAGTCTTGTAATGATATGATATGACCAAGTGATGGTGATGACTTAATCCAGCATGTCTCATCGGCTATGTCATCATCATCATCGATGTTTGCAAGGTATGAGAAGATTGTTCTTAGTTTGTCAAAGTTGTCTAAACAGTCTACGGCTACTCTTCGTTGTTGGTAGTAGATAGATTCAAGTCCACCATCTTCAACACCACCTGCTGTACTGATAGAGAATGACTGTGAGTCTCTTGACTTAGGCAATGCGGAGACTACCTTCTGAAAGATATCATCACGATATGTGTGACCTTCGTCAAGTGTATACCATCTCGCTCGCATACCATCCATTGACTTGAGTGCTGATGCGATTGCTTTGATACTACTACCGTTATCTGCAATACGCAGTTCAGAGTAAACCTGTGTTGTCTCATATGATTGTGATGGTTGTTCTGTAAGGAAGTTCATCGCAGAAGACAGTGCGATGTTTGCCTGTTCCTTCTTGTTTGCTAACATTACAACTTCTGTCTTGGGCCATCTTAGTGCGAGGTACACACCTATGAGTGCGACTAAGGCGCTCTTTCCCTGCCCACGCGACAATTCTCCGAATCCGCTCTTAAATACTACACCATTGTCTTGCTTCCATCTCCAACATAACATACTCCCTACGACAAACATTTGCCAAGGAAGTAGTATAAATGGTGAACCATAAAGGTGATGACTATCTGATACAATGAGTGTCTTAGAGAATGCGAGGAAGTCATCGGCTGTATCGGCATCAAAGTAGATATCT